AGTATTAGTGTGCATACAAAACAAGATATGAATTTTTACGCAGATCGTGATATCAACATGGAAGCTGGCAGAAACTTTAATGTTAAAGCCGCAGAAAAAGTACATACTGAAAGTGGAGCAGACACTGAAAGCATTTCTGGAGCAGGAACAAAAGTTACTGTTGCAGAATCATTTGATTTAAACACAGGTAGCGATAATAATTTTACAGCTGGTGGCTCTACAAATATTAACAGTGGCGGACAGCATTTAGAAACAGCTTCTGAAATTCATATGAACGGCCCAGGAGCCGCAGAAGCAGCCACAGCGGAAGCGTTATCAACTTTTGCTAATCCAGACGAAAATGAAGATACTACTGATAGCATTATGTTGCGTATACCAAGTCACGAACCGTGGCCACATCATGAAAACTTAGATCCAGAAAGTTTCAAACCGGATATGACAGATAGAGATGCAGGCAGCGACATTCCTGTACCAACTGATTTCTGGAAAACTTATACAACAATAACTGACACATTTGCAAAAGTTGCAGGTGAAGAAGAAGAACCGCCTGAAGGGGAAGAAGAATGAGCTCAAATGCTAACCTATACAACAAAGTAGTTTTAAAAGCCGCTAAACAACAAGCCGCATTAGGACCAAAAACCTACAAAGGGTTTAGTACAATCAGTCCCGATACTGAAAACTTTCACTTGTTTGATTTACAATTAATACAGCAAGATTTGTTAAATCACTTTCATATTCGTCAAGGTGAGAGATTGATGAATCCTAAATTTGGAACTATTATTTGGGACGTCTTGTTTGAACCTTTGACAGATCAGTTAAAACAATTAATCACTAGTAACGTCACGGACATTATCAATTATGATCCTCGTGTGGTTGCTGACCAAGTAATTGTAAGTCAGTACGAAAGCGGAATTCAAATCCAATGCCACCTAACATACCTACCCTACAACGTCACACAGAGTATGCAATTGCGATTTGATCAACAAAATGGTCTGCTTGCACAATAAACTACCCTGATAATTTTATTCAATAAATACAAGATATAGGACAAATCATGAGCGCAACAGATAGACAAAATAGACTGCTAGTAGCAGAAGATTGGAAGAAGATTTATCAAACATTCCGCAATGCGGACTTCCAAAGTTACGATTTTGAAAATCTTCGTCGTACTATGATCAACTATCTGCGTCAGAATTACCCTGAAGATTTCAACGATTATATTGAGTCTAGCGAATACCTTGCCCTAATAGATATGATAGCATTCTTGGGCCAAAGCATAGCTTTCCGTGTTGACTTAAATGCCCGTGAAAACTTCTTAGAGCTAGCAGAGCGCCGCGAATCTATCCTACGTTTAGCTCGTATGTTGAGCTATAACGCTAAAAGAAACATCCCTGCCAACGGTTTATTAAAATTTACTTCTGTTCAAACTAGTCAAACAATTATTGACAGCAACGGAAGAAACTTAGCTAATCAAGTGGTTGTGTGGAACGATCCTGCAAACTCAAGCTGGTATGATCAATTTATTAGAATTATAAATGCGGCTATTCCTGCTAGCCGACAGTTTGGAAATCCAGACGACAAAGCAACAATTTACGGAATCCCAACAGAGCAATATCGCTTCCAAGCAGTAAATTCTGATGTGCCAGTATATGCATTTACCAAGACAGTTGATGGCCGCAGTATGAATTTTGAGGTCGTTAGTACAGTATTCAACGGTGAGGAGTATATCTATGAAGAAGCTCCAAAAGTTGGAAATAAAATGGCATTCCTTTATAGAGATGACGGCAAAGGCGCATCAAGTAGCGGCAACGGATTTTTCCTACATTTCCGCCAAGGCACTTTAAACACCGGTGCATTTGCAATTTCTCAGCCTAGTAACAATGAGTCAGTTGATATTGATGCTACAAGTATTAACAACGAAGATGTGTGGTTATATAGATTAGATAAGAACGGAGCAGAAGCAGAAGCATGGACTCCAGTGCCTGCATTTGAAGGCAACAACATTATCTATAATAGTTTAAAGAAAAATATTAGAAATATCTACGGAATTGTAACTCGTACTGGCGATAGGATTAGTTTAGTTTTTAGTGACGGTACATTTGGTAATCTACCACTGGGAACATTTCGTACTTACTATAGAACAAGTAACGGTTTAACATACACAATCAATCCTAAAGACATGCGCGGAATTTCTATTAGCATTCCGTATATTTCACACTTAGGACAAATTGAAACTCTAAGTGTAACACTAAGTTTACACACTAGTGTTTCAAACGCATCAGCCGCAGAATCAAATACTAATATTAAAATTAAAGCACCGCAAAATTATTATACACAAAATCGTATGATTACTGGCGAAGACTATAATATTAGTCCACTTGCCGCTAGCCAAGAAGTTGCAAAAATTAAAGCAACTAACAGATCAAGTTCTGGCATTAGTCGATATTTTGACCTAGTTGATCCAACAGGCAAGTACAGCTCAACAAATTTATTTGCTGACGACGGGGTATTATATCAAGAAGAGTTTACTGATAAAATTCGTTTTAGTTATGCAAACAAAACAGATATTGAAGGTATTATCTACAATACAATTTTTGACATTCTTAAAAGAGAAAGTTTAAGAAATTATTACTACACTAAATTTTTAAAATTAGCAACAGCTAGTTTGAATATTTCTTGGTATAACAAGACTACTGATACTGGAATGAGTACAGGCTACATTGGTGATGCTTACGACTTAACAGCTTATAAAGTAGGACAATTTACTGCTACTGATTTAAAGTATGTTGAAGCTGGCTCGTTGGTAAAGTTTGTAGCACCAGACGGTTTCTATTTTGACACTACAGATAACAATGCTCTTAAAGCAGGCACACCAACTCAACTAGGTGCAGTTAGTTATATATGGTCAGAGGTAGTTTCAGTTAGTGGCGATGGTACTGCTAACGGCACCGGTCTACTAGCAACTGGCTACGGTCCTATTAAATTTAATGAAGTTATTCCAGGTAACTCAAGTGTGGCACCACGTGTCTCACAAATTATTCCTAAATGGAGAACAGTCATTGATAGCTCTGTAATAACATCAATGATTGATTTAGTTTTTGCAAATAAACCGTTTGGCCTTCGTTACGACACAACAGCAAAGGCTTGGCAAATTATATTTGAATCAAATTTAGATTCTAAAAATTCTTTCAGTCTTGGTAAACAAGGCGATGTAAGCAATCAACAGCTTGATTCTAGCTGGTTGTTATTGTTTACAACTGATAATGAATATTATACAGTTACTAGCAGAGAATTACGTTATATCTTTGAAAGTGATCAACAAATTAGATTCTTCTTTGACAGCACAAACAAGATATACGATAGTAAATCAAATGCAATTGTAAAAGATAATATTAAAATTTTAAATATTAATACTATACCAAATGCAGTTTCTTCGTTTACATACGACCATGCTTGGGACATTGTTTCTGAATTTAGGGGACTTGACGGCTATGTTGATAATAAAAAAATTCTTGTCACGTTTGCTGACCCAGACGATAACGGAGTAGTTGACGATCCTGATAGTTTTATTAATATTGTTGGACCGCTAGTTGGTAATCCGTTATCAAAGTATGTTGTGTTAGAACGCTATGAAGTTGCCCAGGGGCAAGAAGATTATCGTTATATTGATAACAGTTCTAACATTGTTAAAGTTTTAAGTAGTGAAACTGACATTACTACATATTTAGATTGGACAGATGGCCAGTATTTTTACTTTATTGATACTGGGATTGTTAAGCGTTTAACTTTATCAACAGCACAACTAAAATCTTCTTTAGACTATAAAGTTTATTTAGGTCGTAGTAATTTAAAATTTCAATACATTCACAACGCAGATTATGAATCTAGAATTGATCCTGGATCAAGTAATATTATTGATGTGTTTATTTTATCTCGTGCTTATGATACACAATTTAGACAATATCTAAGCGGCGCAAGAAAAACAGAACCGTTGCCGCCAAGTAGCGATGCTTTGTACAATACACTTGCTCCAAGTTTAAATTTAATTAAATCGATCAGCGATGAGATAATTTATCATCCTGTAAAGTATAAAGTATTATTTGGTGCAAATGCAACAAGTGAAGTACAGGCTACTTTTAAAGCAGTAAAAAATACAGCACAAGTTATATCAGACAACGACATTAAAGCACAGGCTCTACAAGCAATTAATCAATTTTTTGTTTTAGAAAATTGGGACTTTGGCGATACATTTTATTTTAGTGAATTAGCAACATATGTTATGAATCAATTAGCACCAAACATTACAAACTTTGTAATTGTACCTAAAGCTAACGGATTAAACTTTGGTAGTTTATTTGAGATCAAAGCAGGCACTGATGAATTGTTTATAAACGGAGCAACCGTTGATGATATTGAAGTTATCTCAGGTATAACCGCTAGCACAATTAAAGCAATTAGTTCAACTACGATTACATCTAATGCAGTTGGACAACAATCTATAACAAGTAGTTAAAGAGACAATATGGCAGATAATACAAACCCAAACGACAGCGGAATTTCAAACTTTCTTCCTAGATTTTATAGATCTGAGTCGAATAAAAAATTCCTGCAGGCTACTGTTGAGCAGTTAGTAAAGCCTGGAACTGTTAAAAAGATCAATGGCTACATTGGAAGAAAGAATGCTAAGGCAACAACCGGTGACGACATTTTTGTATCGGCTCCTACAGCTAATAGACAAAATTATCAATTAGAGCCAGGAATTGCTATCGACGATACATTGGGTAATACTGAATTTTTTAAAGACTATCAAGATTATATAAATCAATTAGGCGTGTTTGGTGCCAATGTTAGTAATCATAGTCGTTTAAATCAGCAAGAATTTTATTCATGGGATCCGCATATCAATTGGGATAAGTTTGTAAACTTTCAACAATACTATTGGTTGCCTTACGGTCCAGATATTATTACTATCTATGGACAACAACGTAAAATTACAAGTACATATACTGTTGCTATAGAAATTGAATTAGACGACAAGCAATTTTTGTTTACACCAAACGGTCTAACAAGAAACCCTACATTAAAATTATATCGCGGCCAAACTTATCACTTTGAAATTGATAGCCCTGGCGAACCATTTAGTATTAAAACTGTTAGATCGGGAAGTACCGACAATAGATATGATAACGGTTACTCAATTGATAATTTTGGAGTAGAAAAAGGTACAATTACTTTTACAGTTCCTGATGATTCACCTGATGTGTTATTTTATGTTAGTGAAAACAACATTGACTTAGGCGGTGTGTTTCAAGTATTAGATATTAAAGAAAATACTGAAATTGATGTTGAATCACAAGTGGTTGGAAAACGCACTTATACTTTAGGTAACGGTACAAGTTTAAGCAACGGAATGAAAATTGAGTTCGGCGGCAATGTGTTGCCCGCTGACTATGCTAAGAAAAAGTTTTATGTTGAGGGTGTTGGAACTGCTATTCGTCTAGTAGCAGAAAACGACCTTGAGCTAATAACCCCGTACTCTGCAGAAGTATCTGTATTATTTGACGATACTACTTTTGATTCATTACCGTTTAGTAATGCTACTGTATATTCAGGACAAGTTGATTACATTGTTATAAATCGTGCCAGTCGAGATAGAAACCCGTGGTCACGTTATAACAAATGGTTCCATCAAGATGTTATTAGTAAGAGTGCCGAGTATAACGGAAAAATTTCAGACTTAAATCAAAACATTCGAGCTGTGCGTCCAATTATTGAATTTGATGCTGACCTTAAATTGTTTAACTTTGGATTAGAATCTGCACCTGATGTAGATTTAGTGGATACATTTACTACAGACGTATTCTCAACAATTGAAGGATCTATTGGATATAACGTTGACGGCGTTCAGTTAGTGAACGGTCACAAAGTTCTTTTCACAGCTGATAACGATATACTTGTTAAAAATAAAATTTATCAAGTAAGTTTTATAGAAGTACAAGACAGTATAAAGCAAACTAGAGTTCGTCAAATACATTTGTTAGAAATAAATTCTCCAGTTGAAAATCAAGTGGTGGTTGTTAGACAAGGTGATAACAACAAAGGAACCATGCGTTGGTTCAACGGTACCAATTGGGTTATTGCCCAGAATAAGATTTCATTAAATCAACCTCCGTTATTTGATGTTGTTGATAGTAACGGATACAGTTTTAGTGATCGAACAGTTTATGACGGTTCTACATTTGTAGGAACAAAACTGTTTTCCTATAAAATAGGATCTGGCTCAGCGGACGCTTCTTTAGGATTTTCTCTTTCATATAGAAATATTAGCAACGTTGGTGATATTGTTTTTAACTTCAATGCAGTTACTGATAGTTTTCAATATAAACAAGTAGAAAAGATTTTACAAAAAAATATTAGTATTGGATATCTAGTCAAGTCAAAAGGTAATAATACAGTAGCTTACGAAAACGGCTGGCAGACTAGTACAATAACACATAACTATCAACCTGCTATTAGAGTTTATAAAAATTCTAATCTAACAAATAATTTTAGTTTAGATTTATTTGACAATAAAGATAAGTTAGATGATCTTGAAGTTAGAATATATGTAAATGGTATTCGTTTAGATAAATCATTGTGGTCTATTGTTGACGGTGCTGTTTATAAAAATATTACACTTGTTACTGATATTAAAACAACTGATGTTTTAACAATCAAAGCATTTGCAAGGCAATCAATAAACAAAAATGGATATTATGAAATTCCTGTAAATTTACAGAACAATCCATTAAATGCTGTCATGGCAGATTTTACATTGGGTGAAGTAATTGACCATGTAAATTCTATTATTGATAATTCAGAAAAATTTATCGGAACGTTTCCGGGTAGCAATAATTTAAGAGACTTGGGAAATGTTACTACATTAGGTACAAAATTTGTACAGCATAGCGGCCCTATGAGTCTTGGAATGTATCACGTTACATCTAGCTCAAACAACATTGTTCGCGCCATTGAACAAGCAAGAGAAGAGTACGGTCAATTTAAACGTAATTTTCTTACAGTTGCAATGACACTGGGTATTGATACTGATCCTAAATCACACGTTGATTTAATCTTATTAGAGTTAAACAAAGACAAACCAAAGAAATCTCCTTACTATGTTAGTGATATGATTCCTTATGGTTCTTCTGTAAGAAATGATTTTACAGTTATTGACTATCGTATTTTAACATACCCGTTGTCTAATGTATTTGATTTAGATGTATTATCTAACAAGGGCGTTGGCGTATATCTAAACTCAGTTCAACTTATATACGGAAAAGATTATGTGTTTGATAGTCAGGGATTTGTAAAAATTATCTCTGGATTACAAAATGACGATATTGTTACTATCTATGAGTACGACAATACTGACGGTTGTTTTGTTCCACAGACTCCTACCAAGTTAGGCATTTGGCCAAAGTATGAACCTAAAATTTATA